GATATATGACCAGAGAGCAAAGAGAACCTCATAATAAATCTGATCATACAATAGATAAGATTATGGAAAAATATGATACAGAATGTTATGAATGGTTTAAGGGTTTCAAATGAGTAGTGGTTGGAACTTGCGAATGACATGCGACCGTTGTAGTCGTAAGATCATGGATGATGAGCCAGCCATGGTCTTTCAAAGACCTGAAGGTGATATTGGCTTATGCGAAAATTGTGTAGAAGAAGTGAAGAGGGAGTTTATTGATGAGAATCGAGACACAAATATTATCGAATCTAGTGAATAATGAGGAATATGTTCGTAAGACTATTCCTTTCTTAAAGCCAGATTATTTTACTGAGACTGATGACAGAATTGTATACGAAAAAATTTCTCAGTATGTTGAGAAATATAACAATCCCCCAAGCAAATCTGCTCTACTGATTGCTCTACAAGATGATAGAAAAATCAGTGAAGATATTTACGTTCAATGTGAAACACTCATCAACTCTCTGAATGCAACTGACACTGATCAAAGTTGGTTGATTGATGAGACTGAAAAGTTTTGTAAAGACAAGGCAGTTTTCAATGCGATTATGGATGCGATTCAAATCATTGATGGGACTGACAAAGAACGTTCTAAAGATTCTCTCCCTACTTTATTATCTGATGCTCTTTCTGTTGGCTTCGATAATAATATCGGTCATGACTATATCGAAGATGCTGATGCGAGGTTTGATTTCTACAATCGTGTCGAAGAAAAGATTCCGTTTGACCTCGAGTTCTTCAACAAAATTACTCAGGGTGGACTCTCAAACAAAAGTCTAAACATTGCTCTGGCTGGCACTGGTGTTGGTAAGTCTTTGTTTATGTGTCACATGGCAGCAGCTGCTATTGAGCAAGGGAAAAATGTATTATACATTACTCTTGAGATGTCAGAGGAAAAGATTGCTGAACGTATTGATGCGAATCTAATGAATGTTCCTATTCAGGAACTTAGTAACTTGCCTAAGAAAATGTTTGACGATCGTGTTAATAAAATTAAGAGCAAGATTGACGGTAAGTTAATCATTAAAGAGTATCCTACTGCATCGGCTCATGCAGGACACTTTAAGGCACTCACACAGGAACTGAAGCTGAAAAGATCCTTTTCCCCCGATATTATATTTATCGATTATCTGAATATCTGCTCAAGTAGTCGTTTCCGCACTGGCTCAAATGCTAATTCATATACAATCATTAAGAGTATTGCTGAAGAACTTCGAGGTCTCGCTGTTGAACAAGACCTCCCGATTGTTTCTGCCACACAAACAACAAGAGGTGGTTATGATAACAGCGATGTTTCATTGACAGATACATCCGAGTCATTCGGTCTCCCAGCAACAGCTGACTTGATGTTTGCACTGATCAGCACAGAAGAACTTGAGGCGCAGCAACAAATTATGGTAAAGCAATTGAAAAATCGTTACAATGATATCAATGTTAACAAACGCTTTATGGTTGGTGTAGATCGTTCTAAGATGCGCCTGTTCGATCTGACTGACGAGGTTCAGAAAACTATTAACGATAGTGGGCAGAATATCAGTGAGGCTGTGTTTGACAAGGGTGACTTCAGCGCCAAGATGAGCGGCAATTATGGACAAATTAAAATATAATCTAGGCGAAATAAATTACACTGGTAAGTTCCCTGTAGTTTTAGATTGGTGTAATACTGATCAACCTAAGAATGCTGACCCAAACTGGGACACGCCTATAGATTATAGATTTAACAGCTATGGATTCAGGGATGAAGAATTCGAAAGGGATAAATGTTCCATAGTTTGTGTAGGTGGTAGTCAAAGTTTCGGCGTTGGTGTTGCTTTAGAAAATACATGGCCATATCTATTGGGTCAATTGTTGGGTATAAAAACCTACAATTTAAGCATCCCAGCTGGAAGTATGGATTCAGTGTATCGAGTTTTGTCTCAATGGTTGCCTGAAATAGATCCCTTGGCTGTGTGTGTAGTCGAACCTCCTCAGGCTAGGAGAGAATTATTTACTTTGACTGGTCATCATAATGTAGGTGTGTGGGCTGACAAAAAATATCATCTGATGATTGAATCAGAAACCGAAGTTGATTTAAATATTTCACGAAATAAAGATGCCATAAATTCTCTTCACGATAATGTTTTCTTTCAGACTGAGTTTGTTGAAGATACACTTGCCAGGGATCAATTACATATTGGAAATAAATCTCATAAATGGTATTCTGAACATATGAAATTCAGGTTCGAGAATAATTTAACTGGGGATTATGAGATGAGTAATACCATGGTGAAAGAAGTGACCAAGTATAAATAGATGACTACAAGGAGAATATTATGTTAAGTGGATTATTAGGAAGTGTCTTAGGATTTGGCGGTTCAGTCGTTCCCGCAATCACAGACCATTTTAAACAAAAGAACGAACAAAAATTCGAACTCGCTAAAATGGAGAAGATGGCAGAACTAAGGGCTGCTGGCTTTGACCAAGAGTATCGAATGTATGAAACAAAGGCAGATGACAGTGAGCATGCAAGATTGGTTCAGCATGATATCTCAATCAATCAGGGAACTGGTTTTGTCGCCAGTCTGCAAAAAAGTGTTCGACCCGTCATCACTTACGCATTTTTTGGATTGTTCGTTGTTATTGAAATTACCCTTCTAAGAGAAGCCATGGGTCAGGGCAAGTCTATTTCTGAGTCGCTCAATATTTTATGGGATGATGATACGAAAGCAATTTTTGCTGCTATCATTTCATTCTGGTTTGGTTCTCGTGCTATCGATAAAGGTCGCAAGAAGTGATTCGTTTAATCTGTTTAGTGTTGGTCGGAAGCGTTGCCTTCTCGCCTTCAGTCGCTAAAACTAAAGGCTCGCTTGATATTGGGTATAAGGTTGAAGACAGTAATACTAAGAACCTCAATGTCCATCAGAAATGGAACTGGGAACCTGAAGGTAAAGACTTTCAGATTGAGACAGAGACCAATCTATACAAGACACAAGTAGGTGGTGAAGACCTTACTAATCGTGCTGATGGTGAATATGAATTTATTCTAAACTTCACACCTACACATTATGGTATCGCAAACTTTGGTTTCAATCACAATGCTAATCGTGATATTGGTGAGTTTCGTCCACACACTGGCGTTGGTTGGGGCTGGAAGTTCTTCCGCAATGATAGATGGAAAATGTCTCACGAAGTTACACTAACCCAAATGGGCACTGAAGAATATAGTGAAATTGTATGGCGTAATTCTACTTGGATTCGATACAAACATCCAGATAGTAAGTGGTCATTCACCAACAAGTATTTGTTTGAAAATGGATCGAATGTCCATGAACTTACAAAGAATGAAATGATTGTTAGCTATCAGTTGTCAACGAATACAACCTTCAAAGTAAGAGACTTGTATATCACTGACGATGCTGAGGAAGAATATAGTGTAACATATATGACTTTGGGGTATAAATTCTAATGGACTTAGTTAATGCATGGAACGAACTTAGTTACTTTGATGGTATATTGTTTACCATCTGGTTAGCGATATTGTATATTGGTAAAAAGAAAATTGATAAGTGGATTGATTAATGATTAGAGTATTAGCATTAAGTTTACTATTGGCATCATGCACTGTGTATGAAACCAAAGCAGCCGAGTTTCAAGGTCTCTACGCTGGGTTGATTATGGGATTCAAATTTGAAGAAGACGCCGATGGTATTAGTCGCCGCGACAGTAACACAGATGTTCATATCATCAAAGACATGTCAACCAACTCTATGATTTATGGTAAGTGGAAGTTTACTGACACATTTGAAATTGATGCTGGTCTGTCACACACAAGCGATACCTTTCATCCTGATGACGAGTATTATAAAAACCAACTATTCCTTAAATTACAAAAATGCGTAGGATACTGCAAATGAGTGAACATCATCCAGCCGATACAAATGGTGACGGCAAAGTAAGTAAAGAAGAAGAACGTATGTATCTTGAGTTCAAACGTAAGGAACTCGAAGACGCTGATGCAATGAGAGATGCCCAACGTAAGATGGCTTGGTATTCTCTCGCTGGTATGCTTTTGTATCCAGCTGCAGTTGTCTTAGCTAATGTAGTCGGTCTTGATCAGGCTGCTAAGATCCTCGGCGATATGGCTTCGGTCTACTTTGTGTCAGTTGCGGCTATTGTAGCTGCGTTCTTTGGCTCTCAAGCCATGGGAAAAAA